CTTTCCGCCAGCACCATCAAATCTTGCAATAGCCATATCTGTGGATGAACCCGGCCCATAACAGTCACCTACAATAGTTCTACCATCAAGTAGGTTAAGTTCAGTAGCAGAAGATGTTACCAGAGTACCCGCTAGTTTCAGGCCACCATCCACAAGATCGTGAGATGCAATATTAAGAATCTGATCTCCATCAGTAGCACCAACAGTGACTACACTTGATGCCTGTGTAAGAGCCTTAGAATCTTCTGATGTACCAAGCGTTGTAACATCCAGATAATTCAATTCGGCAGTTGTACCAGTATATCCATCAATTAAATTTAACTCAGTCGCAGATGCTGTAACCAGCGTTCCACCAAGTTTTAGTCCATTTGTGCCATCATGTGAAGCAACATCAAAGTCAATTGCTCCATCCGATATCGTTACATCCTGATCTTCATTGATGGATATTGCAGGCGTTGTACCGACAGCAGAACCTAGTCCTATGACTAGATCATCGGCAGAGTCATCAAGGCCAACATAATAGTCTTGGGCGTTGCCATCAAAAACTACCGCAGTATCTTCTGCACCGCCGTCACCTATGATTACCCTGCCATCATTAGCAAGTTTCATTCTGGTGTGTAAACCATCGCCAGCTTGAAATATCATACTTGCTGAAGCACCACCGGGAGCAGCAATGTAACAACCACCGTCACGGCTGAACTCTAGTCTGGCACCGCCAACATAAGACATATTCCCGTCAGCACCTGAAAATTTAGTAATGGTGCCGTCAGCAGTGTTATCAAAAACTTCAAAAGTTTGAGAAGGAGCATTAGTGCCTATACCCACCCTATTGTTTCCACCATCGACAAACAGCATATGCGTCTTGCCGTCTGATTCCACACGAAAGTCTTTATCTGCGCCGCTTTCGTTAAATACGACAGCATCGTCTAAACTTATCTTGCTGACATCTATTGCAGCATCAGATGCTACATCCGCATTGGCAATCGTACCGTCAAGAATCATAGTAGTGGTTACGGTATCTGTTCCACCACCTTGTGTTGATGCAAAATTGTTTAACATTATTATTTACCTCACGGGTATCCGCCAGTGTTCATAACCCGTAGTTGTGAACCTGAGTGACGATCTTTATTATCTTGGTTTTGTATGTCATCTATGGCTTGCTTAAAAGCTGTTGCCCATAACTGCACCCTTTCATCATTCATAATGAATGGTTCCGCCTCCAGCAATGTACCGTATAGGTATACATCTGGATTATTGGTCAGCATATCATTTGTGGTTGCATCATCAGACAAAGCGGTAAAAGTCTTATAGTAGAGCATGGACGTAGTATAGACAGCATCAGGACTTGGCCCCAGCCTTACATTGTCTGCTATGACTGTGAATACTTCCGGCTTACCACTCGAACTCCCTGCCCATAATCTCGTCATCATTTCTGGCGTTATATAAGCCAGTGGCGTTAATGGGTCAGTCGTGAGATGAAATTCCTTCATCTGCACAAAGCCTGTAGGAAGGGAATATTCCCTCGTCCCCCCCGTAGTAGAAATAGCTGTGGAAACAGTTTCCATATCCCTTATACGGAGAATCCGATTAAACCGCGCTTCCGCCAGAGCAATAAACTCTGGTATCCTATCGGTTAGATCACTTCTGTCTAACCAATTAGCCGTAGCTGTTTTTAATTCCGCGAAAGTCGATATTGCCATGCTTGTTCTCTAATGTAATGCCAAATAACCATAACGATGTCCATAGTTTGGAATAACCTTTCCTAAAGGAAATTCTCCGCTAAACTTTAGGAGAGGACATTCTTCTGGCAAATAAATTTCTATTCCTTTTGCTTTCGCAAAGCCGATTAAATACTCACAGTTTGGACGTTCATCCCTGTATTCATTCGCATGGCCCGGCTCACCGGGACCGTCCATGTCAACGCCCCAAACCCCTATCTTGTCAACCCCTTCAAATATAGCCAAACCCAGCATATAAGCTATTGAGGAATTGTAATAATCCCCCACAAGGGCAGACACTTCTTCCAGAGGATATTCAATAGCGTTAGGAATATCAGGATATGCTTGCTGCATATATAAAGGAGCATTCAGTTCCCTCAACCTATCCTCATAGCCATGCCTATAAAATGATGGCGTTGCCTTCCTTATACACTCCAATGGATGTATATCGAATAGTCTATCGAAATAGGGCCACTTCTCTTCATCCCACGGTAATCCCCATACTTCCCAATCCGGGTCTTCATATGGTGCGTCATCATGGGTGGAGGGTGCAAGCCCTACAATAGCAACTTGCCTCAAACGTGAACAAGCCTCATGGTTACATCAGAACCGCCTACCCTCTGGTGATGCAGATATTGTTTAATATCAGAGCCAGTGAATTTAGGCACGTTAATGAATGTGAGGCCAGCCGCTAATTTAAGATCATTGGCGGTGCTGACAGCGGCACTTGACGATGTGGAGAAGTTGAAATAAATCTCCCCATCCGTATGGATGCCTAGTATTTTTGCGGGGCTGACCAAAGTGGCAACGGCAGATGAACCAACAGTTACTACACTCTGCACATCCCAGCGATTGAAAGAACCGTCATCAGATCGTCTATACATAATTTATACCTTTAGATATTTGTTGGAGCAACTTTGAAATATTTGTTATCGGGATCGTTCAGATACCGGGCAAGCAGTTTTTGATCATTTAGAATAGCCCCGTTTGTTTCTCTTAGCCACTGCTCCCAAACTGTCGCCGGAATTTTAGCAGCGTGATGCCACTCACCTCTTTTGCCCATAGTCAGTTTATCACCGTAATCATTGTACTTACGCTTGTTTGCGTCGATTACTGGCTGGGCATCTTCAACGGTGTTGAATGTAATTTTATCGTCTACGTCGTCAAAGTGCATATCGGTACGTCGATGTACATCCTGTTCAAAAACAAACTTGTTAGACATAACCTATCTTCCCCACTTTAGGTGCGCCGTCGGCAGGATCATTGTCGATGTATGCTTTCTTTAACCATCCCATAGCATCGGTTGGCTCTTTTGCAGAAACATACTTGCCATCCCTACCCTTTGGAGTAGGTACGGTTGGCTTCTTCGTGGATTTATTACCCTTCACCATTTTCTTGGCGATGGATTCAAGTTCTTTGTCTATAATTTTCATTCGTATCCTTTGGGTAAGATGGGGGAATGTTACCACTCCCCCGTCTTAGTTATTACAACTTACGCTGCACAGTCTGCGAGAATACCGCTTGATTTCTCGTTCTTAGAAACCAGTCCGTATTCAGCAAGCAACATCTGCTTGGTTGCATCTCCGGTCTTCGCCAACTCAACAGTCTGGAAAGGACGGAGCCAAGCAATAGCCCAATAATCCATATCAAGAAAGAAGACATCTCGATCACGCCAAGCATTTCGGTCAGCTTGAATTTTGAACGTACCGAAATCGCTGACATATACGTCAACGGCTGCAACAACGTGAGCAGGAACATCGCCCTTTGTCTGAGTTCTGAGTTCTGACACGGATTGCGTCAGGTCAGAAATCGCCTGCTTGATAGTAGGTTTACACAGGATTAAATCGGGATTTCCACCCGCCTCGTAACAATCTTTTATGGTTGCCTTGATACCGGCTTCCGTAATGGAGCCTGTACTGGACGCATCGCCCATAGCATCAGTACCGTTGCCTGAAGAGGCCGCGGGTGAGCCACCACTGCCCACAGATTGATAGTTAGTGCCTAGCCAAGATTGCAACCCAGCCGAAGTTCTGGCTGTGGTTGAATCACCAGCAACGCGAGCAGTATTATACGTGAACATATATTCCATGTCGCGCTTCATACGCTTGCCGTTTTTAGCCAATTGGTAGGCCTGATGTTTGCCGTGTCCGGCATAATTAACCGCATCGTCAGTTCCAGATGTCAAGTTTACATACTGTGAAATCTGAGTGTAATTCCCGAGTCGCGTTGGGAGTACCCGTGCGTCAGCAGCAATGCTGTCGTCGCCTTCAATTTTACGGTTAGCCGCACCAGCGGTAATCGTATCAGTTTGCCACTCAAAGAAAGTATTATCTACAGTCTGTTTAGCACAACCTGACATGAAGGGGGTATCCAAAGGCGCGATATTGTGAATCACGTCTGACAATTGTTCGCGGATCGCCACTGACGAAAAAGTCAACGACGTATTTGTAGCAATTGCCATTTGGTTATCTCCTTAAATTAAACATTCATCATATCTTCCAAAATAGAAACCGCGTCATCGACATGGCCCGAACTTTGGAGACGCTTCATTTTTGCAGCACGTTTAGATTTTGAAGTACCTTTACTTGTGGTACCTGTTCCAGACCTTATAACTTTAGGTTTGTTTTTCAGCTTCTTCGATTTTACATCAGAATTCTGTAATTGATCATATTTTTGAGCTTTCAATAAAACGAGTACGGACCGGTGATCGATAAGACTATTGAGTTCTTCTGCCGAAAACCCCTGATCCTTTGCATAGGATTGAAGGTTGGCAGATAACTCTTTTTGCTTTTCTGGATCACCCCACTCTGGTAAAGCCTCGACTAACTTACCTTTTTCAACTTGCAGCATTTGATGCTGGGCTTTATTCATTTCAGCCTGTTGAGATTGCTGGGCTTGTGCCCGCTGGTTATGCATCGTCTGAACTTTTTCCTGAGCTTCTCTATACTGCTCCCTAGTTGTAACATACTCTATGGGATCATTTTCCCTCAACGTATTCCAATCTATATTGGAAAACTTCTCTAACTCGGCACCATGATTTGCAATGACGTTGGTTAGAGCTT